GGCAACAAACATTGAGGATTGGCTAGGAATAGGAACCGCTACCGCAGCAGATACCACGTTCCTAACGCAATGCGCGGCAGCTGCTAACGCTTTCTGTTATCGCAGAAGGCAAGAGGCAGGGTACATTGACAGCCTTACTACCAGCCCGTCAGGTGACGTAACGCTGGGGACAATTCAATATGGTGGGGCGTTATATAGGCAACGTGGCAGCATTGATGTTTTTGCATCGTTTAGCGAAATGGGAACAGCACCAACCACAGGACTTTCCCCAATCATCAAACAGTTGCTAGGGATTTCACGCCCGCAGGTGGCCTAATGCCTGTTGCATATACAGACCTATTCAATGAGGCGCTGGACGATCTAAAAACCAAACTGGAAACCATCACAGGTTTGCAAGTGGTCACAGATCCCAGAAACCTGGTTCCACCCTGTGCGTTCATTGGGGCCTGTTCATTTGAAGCGTGGAATTACAACATCGTCAAAATCAGTTGGCCAGTACAAATCATTTCAATGGGGCCAGCAAACCTAGACGCAATGCGAAACCTGCTAAACCTCACCGCGCTGGTATTAGGTGGCGTTGGATCAGTTACCGCAGGCCGTCCAACCACCGTTGACATTGGTGGCGTGATGCTGCCCTGCTATGAATTGACTATTGAACAGCAAGCACAAACAGCATGAAATATGTAATCATTTCCCCACGTTTAGGAACACCAGGTGATGAATTTGACGCAGGTGATGACAACGTGGATCACCTTTTGGCTGGCGGGTTTATTAGACAATCCACCGACAAGACACCAAAACCATCTAAAGTAAAAACCAAACCGAAGGAGTAGAAACCACATGCCTACCAGCACCCTGTTGAGCAACCCAAAAGTCCAGATTGGCGCAGCCATCGGAACAATTGTTGATCTCACCGACCAGACCACAGCAGCATCATTGACGCGCACCGTAGAGGCGTTAGAGGACACCGCATTTGGAACAGGATCACGCACCTACACGGGCGGATTGGAAAACAACGAACTGACCGTGACCATGTACATGTCCTATGCAGCGTCAGAAACCTACGCATCATTATCAGCATTGGTTGGTACAAAATGCACCGTGAAAGTAAACCCTGCATACGGATCAGGTGACAGCGCTACCAACCCTGGTTTCATTTTGACTGACACCTATTTGGAAAGTCTGCCAGTAGTCAATTCATCATTGGGCGAATTGAACACCGTTGATTTGACATTCACAGGTGGCGTTTACAGCGTTGATACCACCGCATAAATTTCAATAAGACAAACTAGACGGAAGGATTGAAATGAAAATCAAACTACGCGTAACCCTAAACGAAAACACCCCACCCCGTGAAGTCACCACAAACCTTTTGGTGATCAGCGAATGGGAAAAATCAGAAAACCGCAAAGTATCAGACGGGCGTGGCATCGGTGTCAATGACATGGTTTGCTGGGCGTTCCATTTATACAAATTGGCTGGCGAAACAATGCCACCAACATGGTCTGAATGGCTAAAACAAAACCCCAACATGGACATTGAAGCGGTGGACACAACAAACCCAAACCCTACGGACGCGGCACCTACCGCCGCCAATTAGCGGAAGTTTTAGTGGCTGTCGGTTGGTGGCCGCCACACATTGAATTTGACACCCAGGATTTGCAAACAGTCATTACTGTGTTGAATAAGCAAAACAAGGGAAAACGATGAGCGCCACCGCACAAATTGAGGTTTACGGATTGAAAGAGGCGTTGAAAGAATTACGCCAGGTGGAACCTGATTTCCGAAAGATCGTAAACAAGGAAGCCAAAGACCTAGCAAAACCAGCAGTGGACGATGCAAAGGCTGCATATCCGCCACGTTTACTTTCTGGTATGGAACGCGCATGGACACAACGCGGCAACTCTAAATTCCCGTACAGCCAACAGAAAGCCCAGCGCGGTGTTGCTGTGAAAGTAGATACCAGCAAACGTAATTCCAGCGTGATTAGCATTATTCAAAAAGATCCTGCAGCCGCGATCATTGATATGGCAGGCAAAAAGGGTGGATCCAATCCCCAGGGCGCACGTTTTATTTCAGCCCTAACATTGCAATTTGGTTTACCGTCACGCGTTATGTGGCCCGCATATGACCGCAATGCGCGCGCCGTTGAACAAAACATGGTTGAATTGGTTGAACGCGTAATGGACGCTGTCAATAGAAATCTGGTGATGTAATGGCAATCAAAATTCCGATCATTAGCGAATTTGACAGCAAGGGCCTAGACCGCGCCACTAAAGAATTCAAAAGCCTTGAAGGCGTAGGCGCAAAAACAGGTTATGCAATCAAAAAAGCCGCTGTCCCTGCAGCTGCTGCCATTGGCGCGCTGGGTTTTGCGTTAGGTAAAGCCACCCAGGCTGCCATTGATGATCAGGCTGCACAAGTTGAATTGGCCCGCACATTGTCAATATCGGCAAGCGCTACTGATGCACAAGTGGCTGCAACCGAAACCATGATTTCCAAAATGGCTATGGCAAGCGGTATTGCTGACGATGAACTACGCCCAGCATTAGCCAGCCTGGTACGCGGAACTAAAGACATAAGCAAAGCGCAAGAAGGTTTAGCGCTGGCAATGGACATTTCCACAGCCACAGGAAAAGATTTAGGCACAGTTTCAGATGCCCTATCAAAAGCCTATGCAGGAAACTATAAAGGCCTAAAAGCGCTATCCCCAGAAATGGCAGCCCTAATAAAAGACGGTGCAGACCTAAACCAAATCATGGACGTTCTGGGCGGAACGTTCGGTGGGGCTACCGCTAAATCCGCAGGAACCGCCGCAGGGCAAATGAAAATCCTGAAATTATCAATTAGCGAAACCACAGAAAGCATTGGCGCTGCCCTGTTGCCAGTAGTTGAGGCTGTGCTACCGATCATAAATAAATTTGCTAAATGGGCGCAAGACAACCCCAAAGTGTTTTTGGCTATTGCTGCCGCCATTGGCGTGGTAGCAGCTGCCATTGTTGCAACAAACATTGCTATGGCACTAAACCCATTTAGCCTTATTGCTGCAGGCGTTGCATTGCTAATAGCCGCATTGGTTGCTGCCTATGCAAAATTTGAATGGTTCAAAACAGGTGTCAACGGCATCATCAATATCATTTTGGGAACATTTGAAAACATGGTAAACGGTGCCATTATGGCCGTCAACGCCATTATCAGGGCATATAACGCAATCCCAATTTTGAGCAACGTGGCCACAATTAGCCATGTGGATTTGCCAACAGTTGGCGCGCCAGCAGCAGCAAAACCAACTGCAGGCCGTAACGGAATACCACGTTTTGCAGAAGGCGGAATTGTTACCCAACCATTGATCGGAATGATAGGTGAGGCGGGACCAGAAGCCATTATCCCTTTGAGTAAAATGGGCGATATGGGCGGCGGTATCACCGTCAACGTGAACGGTGGATTGGCAACTAGCGCCGAAATTGGTCAAGCCATTGTCAACGCGATACGGGCCTACAATCGCAGCGCAGGCCCAGCAAACATTCAGGTGGCGTAATGCCAGGTGTAGCAGTAATTGACAGCGGCAACTATGACCTACAAGTAGCCACAGGGTTTTCCGTCAATGCGTTCACACTTGATGACCCAATACGCGGGGTATTAGACAGCACCTATTTGTTAGATGGTGAGGGCGAATATGCCACCGTCATGGCAGGCTGTATTGGGGTTTCAGTCAAACGCGGTAGGCGTGATATTGGTGACCAATTTAGCGCTGGAACAATGTCATTTACTTTGAACGACACATTGGCCGATGGGGTATTCAACCCATTTGATGAAAATAGCCCGTACTACGACACCGCTGAAGCAAAACCAGGATTGGCACCTATGCGCCAGGTCAGGTTGATCCGCTACGACAACACCGACACAGCACAATTTTTGTTTCAGGGTTACATCGTCAACTATGACTACAACTTTGCATTAGGCGGCACTGACACAGTCACCGTTTACTGTGCAGACCAGTTCTATCTATTAGCGCAAACCTATTTAGACGAATTCAACCCATCAGCAGAACTATCTGGTGCGCGAATTGAAACCGTATTGGATTTACCAGAAGTAGATTTCCCAACGTTAGACCGTGACATTTCCACAGGCACCGTTGAATTAGGACACGACAGCGCCTACACGGTGCCAGCAGGAACAAACGTTCTGCAATACATCAGCCAAATCAACGACACCGCAGAATTTGGCCGCCTGTTCATGAGCGCCGAAGGAAAACTGACATTTCAGGACAGGATCGGGAACACCCTTTCAGGCAGCGTTGCAGATTTCCATGACGATGGAACAAACATTCCCTACAACGGCGTTGGTATCAGTTTTGAGGCTGACGCAGTAATAAACCGCGCGGTAGTCACAGGCCTAAATGGCAACACCGCAACAGCCACAGACGCAGGATCCATCGCCACCTATTTCATACAAACAAACAGCATTACAAACAGCCTGCTACACCAACAGGCAGACATCAATACCGCAGCTAGTTATTTGCTGAACGCTGAACCAGAGGCCCGATATACCAGCGTTGAAACCGATTTCCTGATGTTGACTACAGCCCAACGGGACACAGTCGCAGCCATAGAAATTGGTAACACAATCACCATTGAAAAAACGTTCCCTAGCGGTGCTGGCACTACTGAATTAGCCCAGGAACTATCTGTGGAAGGCATTGAACACACAATCACTGTTGCATCAGGTCATCATATAATGCTGTCAACAGCCCCAACAACCATCATTTATGAACTGATCTTGGACAACGCCACCTATGGCACACTTGACCAGTTGAATGTTTTAGGATAGGAGACACTATGGCAACACCAACCACACTTCCAGCATCGTTTACCGCTGGTCAGGTTTTGACCGCTACGCAGATGAACGCTTTGCGCGGTGCGTTTCGCATTTTGCAAGTTGTGACCGCAAGAACAACAACAGCAGTTTCAAGTTCTACAGGAACTTATGCCGATACGGGTTTGACCGCAACAATTACTCCATCGTCAGCTTCAAGCAAAATCTTGGTTTATGCCCATCATGCAGGAAGTCAAAAAACTGCAGGAAATGTCAATAACTGTCTCAATCTAAAACTTTTTAGAGGTGCAACAGAACTTTCATTTAATAACAGTATTGGTGCACAAAGCGCGGCTGGCGATTTGTTGTTTACTACATCTATTTTGCACATGGATAGCCCAGCAACTACATCAGCAACGACTTATAAAACTACGTTTGCTAACTTCGGTTCGGCTGCAAGTGTGACTGTGCAAATTGTGCAAATCCCCTCAACCATTCTTCTTATGGAAGTAAGCGCATGACACAAGACAAACATCAAGAACTATGTGACGCTCTCATTGCTGCTGGTTTTGACGCTGGCTGGGTTTTAGAAGGCGAAACTCTTGTTTTGTGGGAACATGACGAAAACCCACCAGCACCACTTACACGCCCAGAATGAAATGGCGGGTTTTATTGGGTTACGCGCTACTAATCGCCGTAGTAGTTTGGGGTTGTAGTGGTTGCACCGTTTCAAAAACTAATATTGAATATCAATGCTTTACGAAGGCCGCCTGTGACTAAAACACCAGAACAACACCATGCTGCACTAATTGTTTTTGTAGGCCGTTTGATGGCGTTATGTTTTACGTTTACCGTGATGGCGTTTATATATGGAATTTTGTTTGTTGACCAGCCGACAGAACAGGCACCAACAGACGCACAACTAATTGACCTACTTAGCACCCTGTTGGTTTTTCTTACAGGTACCCTGTCTGGTCTTGTCGCATCAAATGGCCTGAAATCTAAACCTGGAACTAATGCAACCACCGATTAGAAAACTGGTTCTGCCAGCCGATCTTGTGCATTGCAAACCAGGCGAATTGCCAATGAACCTTTTGCGCGATATAAAACCGTTTGGAAAACTGCATCATTTAGCAGCTGCTAGTTGGGTGGCTATGCGTCAAGCCGCGTTTGAAGCGGGTATCAAACAATTCAAACCAACCAGCGCAGGCGATACTTACAGGTCATTAGCACAACAAAAAGCAGGTTTCCTGCAGCGTTACCAATCAGAACCAATTGCAGGTGCATCAACTAGAACGTGGGAAGGGCGCAAATATTATTTGAAGCCAGGCAACGCGCCGTTGGCCGCACCTGGATCATCACGCCACAATCTGGGATTAGCCGTTGACATTGCTGGAACCTCTGACCCCATCATGTGGAAATGGTTGTGCGAAAACGCCCCAAAGTTTGGCTGGTCCCTAGAGGTCATGCCCGCTGAACCCTGGCATTGGTTCTATTTTGTAGGCGATAAAACCCCGCCAGCGCTAATGCTTGACCCAACCACACCCACCCCGTAGGGTGGTCATATCCCTGACAGAAGGATAAGCAGTTATGGCTGACGCAAAAACATATTTCTATTAGGTTTACACCACCACATTGGAAACAAACCAAATGGTGTTAGTGCAAATTTTCCGTGATCCAGACACCCAACAGGTGCTGCATGCCCAACTGTCATTCAAAAACGCCGTTGGGGACACCTGGGGCGTTCCATATCAATTGGAGAAAAAATGACGATTACAGCAACCAAAATTGTGGCAGGCATCATTTCAGCGATAGCGGGCTTTGCGCTTGCCCTGGGGCCTCTAAATGGCCAATCAGAGGCACCTGCAACCACCATTGCCCTAGCCCCATTTCTAATTGAACCGACCACCACAACATCATCAACGGTTTTCTACATCAACCCATCAATGACCAATTGCCAACAATTCAGCGCCCTAGCCGTGAACCTGGGTTGGCCTGTAGAACAGCGCGACAAACTTGAATACGTTATGCAACGGGAAAGCCGATGCACACCCAACGCACACAACAAACAAGACACCGTTGGCCAATCCTATGGCCTCATGCAGATCAATTCTTTTTGGTGCAAAGGCCCGAACAGTTACCTACAAAAAGCAGGCCTAATTACATCATGTGAAAACCTGCTACAGGCTCAAACTAATCTAAAAGCAGGTTTGATCATTTGGACAAGGTCAGGTTGGTCACCCTGGCGAACATCAAAATGATTGAACCACAATTCATTGAAAATTCCATGACAGAGGAAACACGAAAAATGATAAACGACAAAGTAGATTTGCAACTTACGCCAACATCACACGCAATGATGAAACTTATTGATGACATTTGCAGGCCCGCACACACACCTAAACCTGTGCGCGATGATTACCTAATACGCACCCTGAAAGTAATGAAAACAGATTTTGACTTATCAGGGAACGAAATTTACGCTGAAACCTGCTTACGTTGCATAGAGGAACTAGGCGGCAAATTGTAAACATTGCCTAATCGGGCAAAACTAGACAGAAGGAAAACACAATGGCATTTGACCTATCAAACTACGAAACCGTTGAAACACGCCTAACCCGTTTTTGGGAAACATACCCTGACGGACGCGTTGAAACCACATTGATGAACTATGACGGGGACACCTGCATTGTTCGCAGCGTGATTTGGAAACACCGTGATGATGCACACCCAACAGCCACAGGTTATGCACACGAAATTCACACAGATCGCGGCGTGAACGCCACATCATTTGTGGAAAACTGTGAAACTTCTAGTTTGGGCAGATGCCTAGCGAACATGGGATTTGCTACACAAGGCAAACGGCCTTCCCGTGAGGAAATGCAAAAGGTTCAACGCATGACACCTGTAGATACCAGGGAAAACCCTGTGCATATACCACAAGGCGCATTTGCTACACCTAAGCAGCTGGGCTACATAAAAAAACTAGCAAAGGACGCAAACATGGACGATTTGCGCCTGTTGGAATTTATACAGCGCACCGTGAACCGTGATGATGCTGTGTTGGAATTGTTGAAATCCCATGAGGCCAGCGCAGTTATTGAGGCATTGAAATGATTGAACCAAACTGGAAAGAAATCGCTGGGCATTTGTATGACGAATTGCGGCTGCGTGGAATTCAGGCAGGGGAATGTTTGTGCAATCACAAGGATTTGTGTGGCTGCATAGTTATTGACTGTATTCATGAATTTGAACAAGCAGAAATCAATGACTGAAGCAGAATTCAAAAACATCATTATTGGTGTAGCAAAAAGGTTTGGTTGGTTGATCCATCATGACCTGCCAGCCATGAGCAGCGGCGGGCGTTGGGCTACACACGTTCAAGGTGATGCAGGTTTCCCTGATTTGTTGCTGGTTCACCCAACAGGGAAAAAGATTTTGGCGCTGGAACTAAAAAGCGAAAAAGGCAAAACTAGCCCACTACAGAAACGATGGCTGTTGGCATTTGAACAGGCTGGGGTTTATGCGACAGTCATGAAACCATCAGATATGGAATATGTCCTATACCTGTTGAGCAACCCACACCAATGAACAAGGCATTTGACTATTTCGCGTCATTTAGTGAGGGCGCGTATTGGGCTGGAATTGTTGCTAACCGCCTGAAACTGGCTGGCGTGCAATGCTGGGTGCCTGACCCACCAAAAAACAAACCACAGGAATGGATCACACGCCACGAAAAAGACATTTGCTTGCCCTGGACAGATCAACCGTTAGAGGTCAAAGCGCGCACCAAAATCTGTGACCATAACGGCCAACTGATCTATGACCCACTCTTTATTGACACCGTCTATGGCTATGACATGAAGGCTGTCAAACCATTGGCATATGTCATGGTGTGTAAAGACACAGCCAACATTTGGTGCATTTCCCCGCGCAAAACACAAGCCCAATGGGACGTTGACGGAACTTTTGACACTAAACGCAAAATCAATATAACTGTGTACACGGCAGCAGCTGATTTGTTTGTACCGTACACCGATCTAGTAGATTTCCTGATTTCAAAGCAACAATAGGCAAACATCATGGCTGTTCCCCGTTTGCATGGGGTGGGGCGTAAACAGGGGAACCTGGGTAGATGGTCGCGCACTGAAACAGGCAACACGAAATGGTTTAGTCAAAGCGATCAGGCAAGGTGTAAACAGTCATCATTGAAAGTAAGTGGGTACCAGGTTGGGCAATCTGGTGGGTGGGTCAATCACATCTATGCCCTGGCACGAAAACAAACAAATGACATACACAAAACAAACACAACAAACATAAGCCCGTCCATATGCTCTACCATTGGAAACGACAGCAAGCGCGAAGCGCGCGCTAGCACAAGCCGAAGGCGCGTGAGCAAAATGACAAGACCCAGCACCCCATACGACAGCAACGACTACAAACGCAAACGTGCAGCGCTACTGGCAGACAATCCCCCCTGCCATTGGTGTGGAAACACAGCCACAACCGCCGACCACCTTGTAGAAATAGATCGCGGTGGATCACACGATGACATGGTGCCTGCCTGCCTACCATGCAACAGCCGCAGAGGCCAGGCATACAAACGCAAACGTGACGCAATACAAAACCACCACAGAAACGAAGCACTAAAAGACAAGGGCTACGCAATAACAAAACCAGAAACAGTTTTTTATGGAAACAAACATATGACCCCGACCCCACTCTTTCCCGTATCCCAAACGAACGAAACAGATCTGATCGAATCTGAACAGATCGAAACCGATGGCAACATATTCGGCAGAATCGAACCGAGATTGGCCACACCTGTGTTGGGGCACGAGAGTTTCGGCCCTCTTGTTGCCGAATGGGTTGAACGTAACCTTGATTACGAGCTGATGGATTGGCAGCGCACCTTGCTTGACGGCCAGTTAGCGCACGATGGCACAGGTTTGCTTGAGTTCTCCGAATCAATGGTGTCGGTCGGCCGGCAGAACGGCAAGTCGTGGTGCATGGGCGGTTTGATT